CCAAAACCGGGTGCGTATAGTACTTGTAAAGGTGTACGAATCCGTAGTGCACTCACCACGTTTAGAGACTTAAACTCAGGACAAGCTATTATCACCAATCCTGAGTGGCACTTAATCGTTCGTACACCGTACACAAATACCCAGGATTTACGTGAAGTACCACAAGGTTTAGTGGGATCAGTTATTGGTCCACATAAGAGCATTGGTACTATCACGAATAATCTCAACAAACCTATTCACATCCACGAAGTGGAGGTTAAAGAGTCTCTGTCAACTGCACAGTCTTACGAGGTGAAGGTGAAAGGTTACTCGTACCATCGAGAATATTCACCTAAGCTTCGTGGTCCAGCTATTAAGGCATCAGCTACACCTGATGTAACAGGTAGCAAAGAAGGGCTAATAAAGGCCATTCTAGACCTTGATAGCTCTGTAGAGGTAATCTTCCCTGCAGAGACAATCAAAGGGGCTGTAGTGTCTTTAAAGGCCTTTGCAGACACTGTACTGTACGAGAGGGGAGAAGAGTTGGTAATCACTGATGGAACAGTGCCTGAAAATGTATTGGCAGAACACGATCAGTGGATTGAGGATAACCTCAAGACAATTCGTGTATCTCACAAAATCCACCCGAGTGTTAAGTACTTGTATGAGGGGTTGGACTTTGAGTTAGTAGATTGTGGAGACCATGTAGTTGTCTATCAAGACATCGAAGTTCTCATCTGCAACTTGATTCTAGAAGTAGAAGCCCAACCTACTGCACTAAGAGCAACCAGGAGTAAGTTGTGCTGCAATCAAGTAATCAGTCTACTCCAAGCTGAACACAATAAACCTGAGCATCTGAAAGACGTTCAGTTCGATTTCTTCAACACTCGAGACGCACAGTTAACACGGAAAGGTCTAGAAGCCTTCGTAACAATGCTGGAGTATAACTTGGGAATGATTTAGTTGAGTTAAAAGAGGGGTAGGGACGTCTCCTACCCCTTTAAACTTAAGTAACATACTCCCGGAGGTTCTGATGGCTAAAAAGTATTCACCTGAAGAATTAAGGTTTAGGACAGCTGTACAAGAGTTATTAAATATGATCGATGAATTAGCCGAACGCTTAGAAAAAGTCGAAGACAAAGTATTTCCACCTGCCAATAAAACTATCTGGGATGCTAGCAATTGGGATAACCTCTAGTCCCAGATTTACTGAATTTTCGGTAAAATTTACACAAAGCTACTTCGCATAGTTTTACTTCGTGTTATAATAAACTCAGGGAGAAGATTCTATCTTTCCCCTACACTACCGTCAGCTCGACGGAAAGTTAAGCCTGCGGAGATTCCTCTACCGGATTGGTAGCTAAAGCTACTACTAGGTATGAATCGCTGAAGCAGGAAGAAAGCAACAATACTGGATAAAGTTCTGTTTTGTTCAGTATTGTATAAGTCTTTCGGAGCGGATCAGGCAAGAGAAGCTTTAGAGTCAGCACCCCGCTCTTAAGTTGGAGACTCAACCTCAAACTTAAGGTAGCTGACCAGGCTAAGTTCTTCGAGAACTACGTTCAGGATGAGTGTTAAAGTTCCTACCTTGGAATGCGTAGCCAGTCCCAAGCTCTAGAACCAAAACATTAAACAGTTTTACGAGGGGTAAGACAGTGTGTTTTGGAAAGTACCGGTCCTGAACATTGCCGAGGCTAACATTACCCGCACTGCGGAGATTTAAATGTCCAATCACGTCTTTGTTATTGACACTAACAAGAAACCTGTTGGTACAGTTCATCCTGCCTATGCTCGAAAACTCCTTAGTTCTCAGCAAGCAGCGGTATTTCGACGTTATCCATTTACAATTATCCTAAAAACATCAGTGCCCGAGGGCTTTCAACCTCGTGCACTTCGAGTCAAAATAGATCCCGGAGCAAAAACAACCGGGATTGTTGTTTTAGATGGCAACAAAGTTGTCTGGGCAGCAGAACTAACCCACAGAGGCGAACAGATTCGAAATAGATTAACTAGTCGTCGTCAAATCCGACGAAGTAGACGAAATCGAAAAACTCGATATCGTCCAGCTCGATTTCTAAATCGAACTCGAGATAAAGAATGGTTGGCTCCATCATTGAAAAGTCGAGTAGAAAATATTCTCACCTGGGTCAATCGGTTACGTAGGGTTTCCAACATTACTGCTATCTCTCAAGAGTTAGTACGCTTTGACACACAGAAACTCCAAAACCCTGAAATCTCAGGTGAAGAATACCAGCAAGGCACGTTATACCAATATGAAGTTCGAGAGTATCTACTAGAGAAGTGGGGCAGAAAATGTGCCTACTGTGGCGCTAAAGACGTTCCTCTACAAGTAGAACATATTGTACCTCGTTCTAAAGGTGGTAGTAACCGAGTATCTAACTTAACCTTAGCTTGTGTGTCTTGCAATCAAGCAAAAGGAAATCAAGATATTCGAGAGTTTCTTAAGCACAAACCAGAGTTACTAAGTCGCATTCTACAGCAGACTAAACAACCTCTTGTTGTAGCAGCGGTAGTCAATACAGCTCGATGGGTGTTATTTAACCGACTTAAAGAAACTGGACTTCCAGTAGAAACAGGAACTGGTGGACAAACAAAGTTCAATCGTTCTCGTCAACAACTTCCCAAAGCTCATTGGATTGATGCAGCTTGTGTAGGGGTATCTACACCTAATCTAGTATTTGTTACTAAACAACCACTACAAATCAAAGCTAGGGGGCATGGAACAAGACAGATGTGTATAACAGATAAATATGGTTTTCCAAAGCAACATCGAACTCGTGTTCAAATTCACAAAGG